CGATGCGAAGGTTATCGGAACCGATCTTGGCTGCTTCTACAGCGGCATCATCGCATAGACAGGGAGGGGGCGAGCACTATGAGTCAGTACCTAGTGCGTATCCCATTTAGTTCGTACAAGCGAGGGACGGTGCTTGAAGAAAGCATCGAACAGGCAGCGCGGTTTAGGATGCTTATCGACGGGGAATTCCTTGAGAAAATCGAGGCCGGAACCGTTCAGGGAGTATTCATTTGCTGTCAGAAATTTCGCGGAGATGGGACGGACTGGCTTCCCGGTCAGTTGATCGACCTTCGTAATCGCCAATGGCGAAACGAAGCCGCATTGCTGAATGTAGGAATGATACGCCGAGCAACCAGGAGTGATATCGAAGCCGGGGATGACAACCCATCCCTGGCACACTCCTACGAGGGGAACGCGCCACTAACGCTTACCCCGAAGGAAACGGTCATTCCACGGACACAAGTGCCAGAGGAAGCGTACAAGAACGAGGGCTGGCTGAGAACCGAGTACACCACGAAGAGCAGGACGATGACGGACATCGGAAACGAGTTCGGAATCTCCCCTCAGAATGTGGGGTACTGGCTCAAAAAGTTCAAGATCAAGTCGCGTCCCCGTGGCACACCGAAGCCATAGGAGGTAGCCGCATGAGCATTACCGATAAAACACGCGGCAAGGTCATCGTTGGTGATGGTTCTCTCCAAGAGAGTATGCTCGATGGAGCAGCCCTCGCAGGAACTGTCGTCACCGCAGGCACAGCCGTCAACGTGGCTCATGGATTGGGCAAGATCCCGGTGGTAGCTTTCATCATGACAGGCGACGCATATATCGCCAGTGTTGATGTGACGAACATCGTAGTCAACTCATCCAAGAGCGCACACGCCTTCACCGCCTACGCAATGAAGTAGGAGGGGGTGCAGAAATATGAGTTGGCATTATTCAGGGAACCCGGCAGCCAGCGACCGTGATGCGGTTCGCTGGCACTCCGGAGACGTGAACGAAGACGAACAACTCATCACAGACGAAGAGATTGAGTACGCTCTCTCGGAGAGCAGAGATGTCAACGGAGCAGTAGTTCTATGCGCCGAAAGCATCGCCGCCCAATTAACGAGAGAAGCCGACATGAAGGTAGGACAACTCAGTGTTAGCCTCTCTCATAAAGCGGAGCACTTCTGGGAGTTGGCAAAGAAGTTCCGCACGAAGTCTCTTGTCTATGCTATCCCCTCAGTTGGAGGAATTAGTATTTCAGAAAAGGAAACCCAAGACGAAGACGATGACCGCGTGAAGCCACGATTTGAACGTGGACAATTCAAAGGAAGACACGGAAGCAACGAAGCAGAGATTGCGCCCGACAGGAGTGATTGGGAATGAGATACGACATAGCTCAGAGGACGAAGGCGTTGCACGAGCACGTCAGGAACCGGCTGGGCAGGACTATCACATTCAATCGCTTCAGGAACGAAGTGTACGATGCCGAAGAAGGCACGACCTACGTTTACTGGGAGCAGCCTTCCTTCAAGTGTTCTTCAATCTACGAAGCGTCCACGAAGAACGTCGCAGACTACGAGGGAGTTATTCGTCAAGGGGATTTGATGTTCGTCTTTGCGGCATCGGACCTAACGCAGCAAACAGGAACCGATGCCGCTGGACGATCTGATATTGGAAAGCCGAAGCCCGGCGACACGATCACGTACGACGGGGGAGAGTATGACATCGACCTCGGAGACGGGGAACGAAGTATGCTCGCTTGGCTAGACCCATCTGAAGTCATATGGCATTGCGTCGCGAGACGGAGAGACTAGGATGCCAACTAATGTCGTCATTGTCTGGAAGCCGGAAGGCCTCAAGAAGAAATCGAAGGTTGCATCAGTGGCGTTTCTTCACGTTGCATTATCGAGGCTCGCAGCCGAAGCCAAGATGAAGATCGTCGAACTACACGTTGTCGACACAGGCCGCTTGCTGGGAAGCATTACCTACGAAATCGACACGAAGCGCATGACTGGTCGTTTCGGAACGAACGTAGAGTACGCGTGGTACCAGGAAGAGGGAACCTCAAGAGGAATCGTGGGCCGCCACTATTTGCGGAAAGCATTGGAAGCCAGGAAGCAGGAACTCGTGAGACTATGGAAATAATCGGATTCGTATACCTAACAGAGCTTGTGCAGAAGCAGACAATGCAAGGCAGCACGAGCGATGATCCGCTAGACAATTACGACGTGTTCCCACTGCTTATGGCAGTTGGGAATATCGACTACGTTACTATCAAAGACGGGTTCGCCTGTGTCCAATGCGCGAAGGGAATCGGCCTCATCATTACAGCCGACACCATCGAAGATATTGGAAATAGGATGAACAAGGCACAAGGCGCATAGTAGAAGGGAGGTAGCTCATGGCTTCCTTCACAAACCTTTTGAAGAACGCAGTTCAGACAGCTATCGGAAACGATTCTGACTTGAGCGGTTCCGTCAAGGGGTACTTCTTCACGAAGCAACCGAGCAACCCAGGCAAGCCGTACATCCGCTGGGAAACATACGGTGGACCAATATCATTTGCATTTGGAAGTGCCTGCAAAGCGAGCACCGCAGAGTTCTTTATTTCATTTCACATCTTTAGCGCAGGAAGCGACGCAGCACCAGGAGCGAGCACGGAAGCAGAGACTATACAAGACTATTTGCATACCGTATTCGATGGAGGGCAGCTATCCCTAGCGGGATTCAGAGCCATCACGCTTCTTCGAGACGGATTAGATGATTCAGTGTACGAAGAGAAAACCGACCTTTGGCACACGGTAGTTCGTTACAAGGGCCGGGCAAACCCATCACCAATCTAGGGAGGTGAATCACCATGGCATGTGGAAGCACTACGAACGCGATTAGCGGCATTGACGGTTACGTTATGGCCGGTGCGTGCGGCGCAGCGGCAGTCGTAGCTGAAATGAATCACTGGACTGTTACTATTACTTCTGATCCGATCGACGTTCGCGTATTCGGTAGCTCCGGTTGGGGCGCGTACAAAAAGGGACCGAAGGACTGGACTGCATCGTTTGATGGATTCTGGTATCTAGGCGACACGACAGGGCAACTAGCCCTGCACAACGCGCTCGTCAACGGAACTGTAATCGAATGCTACTTCCATTTGGATAACGATAACTACTACTATGGCGCAGGACTCGTAACGAGCGAAGCGACAGACGAAGCAGTTGACGGAGTTGCGAGCATTTCGTTCGATATCCAGGGAGACGGCGCGATCAACATCCAGACGGCATAGCCGTGTATAATGGCATAGCAATAAGGGAGGACTCATGAGAACGTCAGCGGGGCGAACTTGTCAGTCCTCCCGGAATTTTAGGGAGGTACGATGAAAGTCTTGCTTGGGATCTCTACATTCGCAGATCTCACAGATCCGAAGATGGGAAGCGAGCGGCAAGCAATCGGGTACGCGAACGCGCTTGGAGAGCTAGGCCACGAAGTTCACGTAGTCAACATTCTCAAGACAGCCCCAGATTGGGGGAAGCAGTTTGACATCGTTCACTTGGTCAACGCGAGCGGAAAGAAGGGGCCATACCAGCAGATCATCGACACGGCGCACTTGCTTGGTAAGCCCGTCGTCCTATCGCCCGTGTACTGGCCTTTGAACGAACTCCTCTATCAAATCGCGAAGCAGCGGAATTACGATCCAGGCGAGAACCCACAGATATTCCACGCCTTCCACGAGGATGTAGCTGGACTGAAAATCTGCATACGAGAGGCAGACTGGTTGCTCCCGAACGCAGAACTTGAAATGGCGACGATCTTTGGATTGACAGACCAAATGGGAATGATGGAATCCGTCCCTTTGAACGAACGATATACAGTCGTACCAAACGCAGTCGATGTCGAGGGAGAAATCCTACCGGCAATCGCAGACGACACACCACTTCCGCCAGAGATGCAGGCTACTCTCGCAGACCGTTTCGTGATCTGTGTAGCCCGAATGGAAATCAGGAAGAACCAACACCGGCTAGTTCAGGCTATGGAGATTCTTTGGAAAGACGATCCGAAGCTACAACTCGTGATGATGGGAGCTATCAACCAGGATTATGTGAAAACTTTCGAGTCCGCCATCAAGGGTAAGAATGTAGTCATCGCGCAGCCAGCGACCGCAAAGGACGTACTCAGGCTTGTGAAGAGATCCGTATGCTCCGTACTACCTTCTTTATTGGAGACACCGGGCTTGGTAAATCTCGAAGCAGCGGCAATGGGAATACCTGTAGCCGTCAGCGCACGAGGAAGCGTCAAGGAATATCTTGGTGACGGAGGCCATTATTGCGACCCCCTGAACCCGGAGAGCATCGCTAAAGCCATCCGAGAGGCTATGGAGGCAGGAACAGACGACGAACTGACGCAGCACGTTAGAGAGCGTTTCAGCTATCAGAGAGCAGCCCAGATTACCGAGGGCGTCTATACTCAACTCTTGGAGGGAAGCGACCTATGAGAATAGCAATGGTTCTTTCTACGATAGCGGCGATTACGAACCCGACAAACGGAGCAGAGCGGACAGCGATTTGTCTCGCGAACGCTTTGAGCAGGAGGGGCCACGAAACTTACATCACGAACCTCCTCAACAGAACGGTTGATTGGGATAGAGATTTCGACGTGCTTCACATCATCAATGCCGGAGGCCCGAAGGGGCCATACCTCGGAGCAATCCAGACGGCACGAATGCTTGGCATCCCTGTCGTCACAAGCACGATCTATTGGCCCATAGACCAACAGTTCGAGGAGCAACAGAAGTTCCTTCAATGGGACGCACGGAAGACGGCAGAATACGAAGGCACAATCCGCGAGTGGAAGAAGCAAACTCGCCTCCTCTTCTTTGAGTCCGACGTATTGATCCCCAACGGGATCGGGGAGCAAGAGAAGATCATCGAGTTGATGGAAGGCGACAAGGCGTTGCTCACGAAGTACAAGAACGTCCCGCCTTTCGAGGTCATTCCGAACGCAGTTGATTGGGAAGGCGAAATAGCACCGGCACTGAGCACCCCGGAACCTTTGCCAGAGGAATTGGAAAAGAAGCTCGCGGATGAATTCGTTCTATGCGTCGGAAGGCTCGAAGTCCGCAAGAACCAAATCAGGCTCGTAGCCGCAATGCGAATGATTTGGGACACGAACCCAGACGTACAACTCGTAATCGTTGGAAGAGCGACCCCGGAGTACATGAATGCTATCGGAGGGAGTTGGTCAGAATTGCCAATCCTTCTCCATGACGAGACGACATCGAAGAGAGTTCTTGAACTCATGCGTAGATGTACCGTCTACGCACAACCGAGCTTGCTTGAAACACCCGGACTCGCAACGATGGAGGCAGCCGCACTTGGTCGCCCCATTGTCGTAGGCGTCAACGGACTCGAACACGAGTGCTTCGACAAACACGCTTACTACTGCGAGCCTCTAGTTTCCGCAGACATTGCCGCCTCAATCGAGGCAGCTTTGAACGAGGCACGAAGCGGAGAGAATACGAAGAAGGGCAACGAGAGAGCAGCGCACATGCACGAACACTACACATACGAACAAACGGCAGGCGCAGTAGATAGCGTTTACAGATCACTTCAACGGGGAGGTGAATAGACATGGCAGGAAAATGGGTAGACGAAGGCGAGAACAGAGTTGCAGACATCCTTTTCGACGATCAGGCTGTTGACGCATTCCTGTATCTCGGTCTTTATAATGACGTGGCAGAACCCGCAGAGACAGCAGTCCTTTCAGGATTGACGGAGGAAAACGGTTCGGGGTACGCTCGTATCCGGCTCGACCGTGGCACTTGGACGATTGCAGCCGACGCAGCGAGCTACGCACAACAGACGTTCACGGCGACAGCCGCGTGGGGTTTGGTGTACGGTTACTTCATCTCGACAGGCCCGGCAGCATCCGTACTTCTTTGTGTGGAGACGTTCTCGGACGGACCATACAACGTCGGACTGGGAGACAGCGTGAAGGTTACGCCGAAGATCACCGTCGCATAGAGTACAATGGAGCGTAGCATCGGGGTTCGCTCTGATGCTGCGCCCCACCGAAAGAGGAGAGCCATGAGAATATTCGAGTACAGAGGGCACATTGACCGGAAGGGCTTAGAAGGCCCCCAGTCATCTTTGACCGCTGGAAAGCACATTCTCACGGTTACGAGCGCAGAGACGGAAAGAACCTCATACCAGGGCAACGCAGGGGCCATCCTCACGCAGATGGTTATCGCAGCTATGGTCAAGACATTTACAGGAGCTATCCCGGTTGCACGGACGGCACAAAGCGAAATGATTACAGAAGAGATTGCGACCGCTACCAGTCGCAGTCTTTTTGCATTTCAGCATTAGGAGGGAGGTGATGCGGCATGGCGAAACCGTACGCGGTACTTAACGAAGTCGAATCAACAATAGCGACTGGTAACACATGGCAGCGAGGAACAGACGCATCCATCGTATTGACAGATGCGAGCGAGTTCGACGCAGGCGGCGGCTACATCCGCATTGGAAGCCCGGATAGCTTTGCGTTGATGGAGTACACAGGAATCATCACAACGAACACTCTGACAGGGCTTGTCGTGTGTACATTGGGTGTCGTGGTATCCAGCGGAGACACCACGAAGATATGGCCTGCTGGAACGGTTGTTGACCGCGTGTTCACGGGAGAGGATTTAGACGATAAGAGCGCAAGTTCAGATGCTCTAGCATTTTTGCTAGGAGGATAACATGGGAAACGCATACAAGAAACTAGCTCAAGGAGTACTGACGGGACCAGGAACACAGGACGCAATGTACACTGTGCCTGCGGATACAGAAGCGATCGTCAAGCTTATCACGATTGTAAACACGGCAGTCTCAAATCAGACAGTTGAGATTTGGCACGATGGCCACGTAGACGCCAACGCTATCCTCCCGAGTATCACAATCGAGGCAGGCGGGTGGCTTGAGATGGACGGGCCTTTCACGCTAGAGGCCGCTGACACGCTGGAAGCGGAAGGCTCGTCGGCAACGTCGTTGACCTACACAATCTACGGCGTAGAGGTGTCATAATGGGCACACGACTATTCGCGCCAGACGGCACGATGAAGGGCTACGCGAAGCAGGCTGGGGTTAGGCTTTACGATAAAGACGGCAACGGATGGGATAGGTATAAGGGAGAAGCACAATCATTGATAGTTGGCGTTGAATGGAACCAGGCAACCGATACATGGACAAGAATTGACGCAGATGGCGCAGAGCGGTCGGGGTTGAATAGAGCCGCGTTTGATGTAATGAACCCATGGCAAGGAATGCGGCGCGTCAACCTAGCGGCAAACGGTACGGTCACCAACGTATTTGGCGATGGAGCCTATGAAGAAGACGGGACCAATGGCCGTGTCATGGTCCAAATCCCCAAATTCTGGGTGAAGTCGGAAGAGACATCAGCGAACAAATACCGTTGGTGGATTGCCAACTATGCAGCCAGCGGATTTGAGGTACATCCCGCATTCAATCAGCGAACAGCATCAGCGCCCGCAGACTATATCTATATCAGCGCCTACGAAGCGGATGGATACGATGATGCAGGGACATTCAAAGCACACTCACGATCAGGGAAAGTTCCAATGACTGG